GGACCGCGAGGTTTATCCTCGGCCATCGCGTCATCATCACGCTTAGCCGGTGGCTCTGCTAAAAGATCCCCCTCATCGGCATCATCTCCACCAGCAGGTGCATCAGGTGCATCTCCACCAGCGTCATCTCCACCAAGGTCTAAATCACCCCCTAGATCGCCCCCTAAGTCTCCGCCTAGGTCTCCACCGCCACCAATGTCCCCAAGGCCTCCACCGCCGCCTTCTCCACCGCCTTCGGCAGGTGCTTGAGAAGCTGCTTCAAGAGCCGCCATAAACTTCTTGTCTGTGAACATTTCTCGTTGCATTCTGAGATACTCATCTTGTGATAGCCCTAGCAAGTTTTCTGAAATCCATCTACGAGAGAAGAATCCTTCAGTGGCTGCACCGGCGATATCAAACTTGGTTTTCCAGTGTTCAAGTTCTTGCATCTCAGCAATCTTAGATGGATTATTTAAGTGTAGTTTAAAATTTAATAGATCATCTCCACGATATCCTAGGGTGTACAGATGGACGATTCCAACTTTTTCAAGCTCAGTAATAAGAACTCTCTGCAGTCTTTGGATAGTTCTCGCGAATCTAATATCTTTTTGTGCTAATGTCGTTTTATCTTCTGTTCCACCTTCGCCCATTGATAGGTAAGATTGAGGAACCTTCAAAGCAGAGAATAGTTTGTCTCTAAGGTACTTTACATCTTCAATGGTAGCAGTCATAGCGCCACCTGCTAGATTAACAATATCTGTTGAAGACTGACCGCCTCGTATGGGGATAAAGTAATCTTCTTCAATAGAGAGTGGATTATAACGTAAATCTACACGACCAGTTTGAGGATCAACAACTTGATGTCTTTTCATTTGCGTCATTACTTTTTGCATGTACTGCTCCACATCTTGTGGTGCAATTCCTCCAACGTCAATCTTGAATATACGTCGTTCTGGAGCTCTTACGATACGGTAAGCCATCATTGCATCCTCAAGAAGAGTAAGTTGTCTCCAAATTCTTCTTGATGGCTCCAACACAGATGTTCCATATGGAGCATGCTTGTCATTTCCTAATACGCGAAAGTGTGCGACCTGCCAGTTTTCAAGTGTTAGTCCTGCATTGTTCCATTGAAATTGAACGTAGTTGGGGTTTGTTGGGTCTTCACCTTCAAGTCTCTCAACTTCTTGTGGAGGCAAGCCAATACAATTTTGAATACCTTTGCTTTCGTCTATATCTAAGTATAGAAAAAGATCTCCATACTTACACATCGTTCTTGCCCACCCAAAAAGATTATGTTCAATATTCATTATGTCATAATACAGTGAGTGAAGCATGTACTTAATTTCATCATTAGGACACTTTATGTGAAGCATTGGAGTCAATGCTGAGTGAGTTGTCATCTCGTCTGCATAAATATCAAGAGACGATGCGATCTCGGGTGTAAATTCCATTTGGTCAAAGTCAACGTAACGCTCCGCTCGGTTTCTGTTCGAGATCATATTAAGCGTCATGATGTTCATTGGGTTATATTCGGTCTTTTTAAACTGCTGACCGGAGGCAGACTTGAACCGCTTTGCATAAATGTCCAAGTGGCGTCGTCGTAGTTGTCGTCCAGATTGTGTTCGTCTCTGAGTAATCGGCCCAGAGAACATTCTTGTTAGAGTCTTAAATAAATCACTTTGATTATTTCTTGGGTTTCTTTCGTTACGAGCCATGTTTTATCCTTTGTATATCCAGAAGAATTCTTTTGTCTTCTTTATTTCCTCCTCGTATTTTTCGTTGAAAGTCTCTTTGTAGAGTTTTTGACCTTTTATTTGAGTGTTCATGGTTGTGGTTGATTTCATCAACCCTCCCAACATTGCTTTCTTATATGCTGTGTCTTTTTCATTCTCTGTTAGAGCTGTGTCGCGGACCCAGCATGCTATAGCAAGAGACATTACGAGATCATCATTGTAAGAGCGCATAGCTTGAGGTTTACCATTATGCCAAATAAAAGTCTTCAATTCATGAAAAACACGATTGGAGTGTATGTTAATTAGTTTGTTTCTGACGTACTCCTCTAGTTTAGCAACAATTAAAGGCCTTGTCTTTGTAGACGTAGTAAACCCAAGTACAGCTCTGTCGTTATGCTCAGCTAAATAAGACTCCATATACTCATGAGTTGTTTTTACAGAATAATAAAGTTTTGGATATCCAAGATCTTTTAGCTTTTCAAGAACAGCAATGCCTATGCCATTGTTTTCAACAACAAGCAAGCAATTACCATACTCACGACCGGCTGACTGTAATATGTTAGCGTACATGTCCAGATCTGGTTTGCCTTGGTATTCTGCAACAACGGTCATTGTGTCAACACGTAAAACATGAAAACAAGAAAAGTCTGTACCGTCACCGCGAGCGACATCTGCTACTAAAAGATAAGGCAGTCCCTCTTCATATTTTTCCCAGATCCACATATTGCGATCATAACCAGTTCTGTAGATAGGATCAATGATGTGACCATGAATTCTCTGTAAATCTTCTGGATTAATTACTGTTTCTCCAGAGGCATTAAATGAGCACTCAAGCTCCTGTGCGATTTGTCTCTTTGACATGTTTCGCGTTTCTTTTTCAAACCATGTATCATCTCTGTCTGGGTGAACATCCCAGAATAATTTAATTGGATGAAAATCGTTCATTTCTGTCTCGGCTTCAGTATAGGTTTTGTGGAACCAATTTCCAACGCCGTTAGGGGTGCTGAGAGCGATGCAGCGCCCTCCTGTAGATAAAGTAGGGTAAAGACCCGTCCAAAGCTCTTCGAGGCCGTCAACGAACGCTGCCTCGTCTATAATGAGCAGTGATAATGCTTCCGAACGACCAGCATCTCCTGATGTCGTTCCAGCTTTTACTTGAGAGCCATTTGTAAGTTCAAATGACTGTTTGTTGTCAACTGAGATCTTTGCAATCAACATCCACTGCGGGAGGTTTTTAAAAATCATTTTGACTTTCTTTACAAGGTTCGTTGCGGTTGTGAGCTTCGTTGCGATTACGAGAACGTTCTTTTCTCGATGAAACAACATGAACCACGCAACATAAGCAGCCGAGATTGTCGAGATCCCAAGCTGCCTTGCTTTTAATATTACGTTAAAACGATAATCGTTAAAGTCTTTAAGTATGTCTTTTTGATAGTCATAAGTCTTGAAAGGAATTTGACCGTGCATAGGGTGCGAGATCTTACAATAGTTGTCGATGAAGTATTGAGGATCCTTTCCACACTTAACAAGCTCCTTAACGATCTCAGCTTTGGTAAGTTTCATTTAGTTATCGTATACCGGTAAAGATTTTAGAGTTTCTATAGAAGGTAGATCGCTCTGCCTGTATCCAGATCTATCTACCAATACTCTATGCATAAACTCTGCCATTCCTCGGATATCGCCTATGCGACCTCCTCTCCTAGATAAATTCATAATATGACCTCTAACGTTGTTGCCTTGAGCCCCAGCATCACGATACATGAAATCAATTCTTTTGCCATCGTAAGAAAGCTCTACCCTGTCGTCCATACTATTGTTAAAGTACGCCATGTTCATGCCTTCTTGTAACGAGTCCTCATTTAATGCATTATCTAATTCTTCTTTGATGATTTGTTTTAATGTTTCTTTTGTAAGTTTCATTTTTGATTATCTCCTTAGCCGTTTAGTTTAGTTCTAAGCACTAATATCCTCTTTCTTTCCTTCTATCAGCCGTCAGATCGGCAGCGCGTTTTTGTGCAGCTCTGACTACTTGAAAAATTTGACCTCTATCATAGCTAGAATATTTTCCTATCGTCTCACCACCCATACCATTGTCAGAAAAAATTTCGGCTTTCAAGAACTGAGGCACCGCTTCGTAGCCTTTTTCAATAAAATCCGAGCCTATTTGGGTTCCCAGTTTGTATAGGTCCACGAATAGTCCATAAAGAACACCATCTGTTCTTGGATCTGGTGCACCTGAAGTGTATTTTTCCTCAGATACCACAGCTTCAAGTTCTTCTTTGATAATTCGTTTTAAAGTTTCTTTTGTAAGTTTCATTGTTTTATTCTCCACAGCTTTCGCATTTACAACAAGGGCAGCAGTTGCCACAACATTTTTCTTCTAAATTATTCATTTTTGATTGTCTCCTGGTTTAATAAATTCGTTTTGAGGACGCTTAGCTTTTGCAGTCTCTAAAAACTTTTTTGTAATATCGCGAACAGTAGTCTCCTCTTGTTCATCTAGTTTTAAACCGCCAACTTTATAGTGTTGGTAGGCTTGTACGAAAGTTCTAACTCTTGAGGTAGTTTGTACGATAATATTTGGCTCTCCCTTTTTAGTCAGAGATACTGACTTGCCAGTTACGGCTCTATATTCTTTTTGTAAAAACTTTTTTACTTCGTTAATAGTTCTCGCAATTTCGTTCTCAAATCCATCTTCCTTAAGATCTTTCATCATGACATCAGATTGATAATTTATGATCATTGAATCACCGTAGAATTTTACTTTAAACCCATCGATTACTCTCTTGTCTTTAATTGGACATCCTTCTTCTCTAGCTAAACCAACTTTTCGAGGTTGACCGTCATGTGAATAGTTTTCCATGTGTCCACCATCGTAAGCATTTGCTGCGGCTTGAGATAATCCTCTGATAATTTCTAGTGTTTCTTTGCTCATTTATCTGGTCTC